TTAGGAGGTTTTCCTTCTTTTTTTCAAAATTTTAGAGGATATTCCCATTTTATATAGAAATATGTATGTTAATAGCAAATATAATTAGGAGGTGATATAATGCCTACAACTGGAGAAAAACCAGGTATCGGAACTTATAGATGCACTAATTGTGGTACAACTGTTACTCTTGATGATACCACTGATACATTGCCACCATGTCCTAGATGTGATGAAACTAACTTTGTAAAAGTTGGTTAGCAATTAAAAATTCTTTTATTGATTGTTCTGAATAGCCAAAAACTTTTCCTAAAACCCAATGTTCAAATATAGTTTTTGGCTGTTTAGGCAATGCTTTTATAATTTCTAACATATACGTATCTTTATATATCCATAGTGTATTCCAACCTTCTGCTAACTCTTCTATATAAGTATTTAATTCATATTTTTCCACAATCTCTTTAGAGCAATTTATATATCTACTTTGTAATGCCATCATTGCAACTGGTTTACCAGATTTAATAAGTTCACAGTAAGTATAAATTTTCCCTTTAATAATATCATTCATATAAAACACCTGTCTTTATATTTTTTATCTATATTTTATGTTATTTAATAATTCAATATTCTTTATTTAGTTTACTTTTGATTTTAATTTACATAATTATATTTAAGTAACTAACTCTATTTTCCCCATGTTCTTTGCTTTATGCTTCCACCTTTACCCCTACAATAACTATCATGCTGCATTAATTCCATAACATCATTAAAGGAGAGGTCTTCTTTCTTACCTCTCCTACACTTTTTCTTATTCTGTTTTTTGTTTTTATTTAATTGCTTATGTATTCCTGGTTGCTGTGTTTCTATTATTTTCCCTACCTTCAAACCTCTCACCTTCTTTTAATATGAATATAATCTCTTACACTTTTGTAAGTATGTAAAAAACACCTAACCTCTAGTAGGGAGCGAATCACCCACCTTTAGTTAAGTGCTTTTTAGTACATACACAATAGTTACTTTAAATTTACCTTTCGGCATTGGCGGAGGTAACAGGACTTGAACCTGCACATCAATATAAAATACCGACTACTCATAGTTTAGCAAACTACTGCCTTACCATTAGGCTTATACCTCCATATATAGGAGCACCCACATAAGTGAGTGCTTAGCAGTTACCTTGTACGATAATCCCTTTTCGTTGCTCTTGCCATATTAACCTATAAAAGTTAGATAGGGGATAAAACTCTAATCTTCTATACTATTATTATAACACCTTATATATTTTAAATGTTCTTAAAAAGTTCTCATTTTCGTATCACTATTATTCAAATTCATTTAATCCCCCATTTCAATTAAGGTTAATATTCCTGTTGCTATTTCAAATCCTTTATATTTTTTTGTAGCTACTTCAAATATTTTAATCATTTCCTTATATGTTATTCCTTTTAATAAAAATTCTTCTGCAATTAATATAAATGGTTCTGGGAAATCATATATTTTTTTTATTTGTTCTTCATCTAATCCTAATAATCGCAAATTATAAAAGCATTTACTTAATTCATTTAATTTTATGTTAAATGTATGTGTTTTGTTATAATTTTTAATTAAATAGTTCATTTAATCCTCCTTTAATTTAAAATCAGCTCTTCCAGTCCCGTTCATCTCTATAATAGCTTTTATTCTTTCTTCTTCATTATTTTGTTTTGGAAGAACTTTATTTGCAATATTCGCTACATTAATCAATGCTTTTGTCATTTCCAAATCTTCCTTAGTTAATAAATTAGCTCCGCACTTAGGGCATGGTTTATTTAACCACTTTTCATAATCTTTAAATTCAACTTTATCATTTCTATAGTCACAATTTGGGTTATCGCATTTTATACCTCTTATATTTAATTCTACTGCTTGTTTCATATATTTTAATCCTCCTACAAATCTACTTATTAAGCATTTCTAATATTTGCTCCATAATATAATAATTAGGGTTTAAAAATATCTGTATAATATTCTCTGTGCTTATTATAGTCCCTATACCACCTATCGCTCCCCCAATTATTATATGCAATACTTTAATAACCCCTAAAGCACCCTCATCTGCAAACATTTCATAGTATTCATCTTCTTTTGCTTTCTTTATTTCTTTTTTTATTATAATATAGATGCTTAAACATATTCCAAGGAAAACTATTAATTCAAAAATATTTTTTAATAATTCAACTTTAATTTGTTTATGCAATATTTCAAACAGTTGTCCTACGGGTACATTAAATTTTTCAGCTAAATTATTTAAAACATTATTTATCTGTGTACTATAGTCCATAATTTAATCCTCCTTTATATACCATTCACCATTTATTATTTCTTCTGGTGATAAATATTCATTATGAAAATCTAATATTTCTTCCCAATTATTTCTTATTTTATAATTAGAAACATGTTTTTCATTATCATCATCTTTCCATATACAATAAATCTCTTTCCCATAAGCTTGTATAGCTTCTTTAAAAGAAACTTTCTTATCCTTCTTAACTAATTTAAATTTAACATTTATAATGCATTTATCTATGCAATTACATTGTATCCATTCTTTATTATCATTATAATATTTTACTTCTAAAATTCCTTCCATAATTCTATATATATAATTATTATGTTTAAATTCAGTACCTTCTTCAAATTCCATAATCTCCATAATATTATATTCTCTATCATAATCTATTTTATTTTCTATAACCGGGCTCTCCATTTCCCATTCTATAATGTCATAATCTTGATTTTTGTAGTATTCTATATCTCCTCCAATTAATATATCTGTATCTATAATTTCATAACATAATTTAGCATTGAATTTTCTTTCTCTTGATATCTTAATATTATTTTCTTCACAACGTTTAAAAAAATCATTTAATTCGTATTCTGTATTACAATGTACTGCTATAAAATTGTATTTAAAATTATCAAAATTAAACTCCATATTATCTTCCCCTTTAAATTTAATATCTTTAATAGCATTTTCCCAGCATTCTGCGCAGATACAATAACAATCGCTTTCTTTCAATCCGTAATTACTAGGGCATCTAGAATAAAATAAATCCTTTTCTTCGTCTTCTTTATCTATAACATACTCACTTTGTAAAAATTCTTCTCTAGTCATTTCCTTAGCTATTTTATTTATATCCATTTATTTATCCTCCTCATAAATTGCCTTACTTATTTCTCTTTCTAAATACCAAACCGCCTTTTCTAAGTCCTCTTTCTTATTTCCTTTGTGTTCTGCTCTAGCTATATACTTAATTGCATTACCTAAGTTAAAGTTTAAATTCCAATCTTCTATTACATCTGTAGTCTCAAACTTCCCACTATTATAGTGTTTAGGGTGATTTACCATTGTTTCATTATCCATAAATACCTCCGTATTACTTTATTAATACTCTAGTACAGTTTAGGTGTAGAAGTTTTGTTTCTACACCTATTTTGTTGTAATTTCTTTTATACTAAATATCTACCACACAAAATTCCTACATAAGGATTCAACTTATACCCTAGACATTTACCACATATATAAGAACCTTCTTTGTATATTCTTTTACTTTGTTTAGCTTCTTTTAAATTTTGTTCTTTTATATAAAATTTTTCTCCGCACTTTGAACATTTAACCTTTACTTTCATATTTGCTCCTTAACTAATAACCTTATCAAATTGATTTATACTCTCTAATATTTCTTTATTTCTTCTGTAAGCTGTTGCTTTTGCCCCACCATACATAATCGCGGCTATGCAAGGAATAGTCTTATGTTTTTTATATTTTAATTCTATAAACATTTCAATTTCTTCTGGAGACTGAGATAATTTTAATAATCTATTTATCTTATCTCTTATTGGTTCTATTTCATTTTCAATTTGCCTAATTTTTGCTTTATTTTTTAGTATCCTTTTAATTATCATTTTTCGTTCATTTATAAGTTTGGTAATTTCATGTTCTATTGCACGATCACAATAACTGGATTGGTTTGAAGTTTGTACTTTATCGCTGTAGCTAATAGATATGGATTCTAATGGTAAGCTTATATTGGTTTCTTTTATATCTCTTGTTATTTCTTCTTTTTGTCTTTCTAATCTATTACAAGTATTTCTTAATGATTCTATATTCCTTAAATTATAATAATATCTTTTTAACATTCTTTCTGTCTTTCTAAATGTTTCTTTGTCCATTTAGTCCCTCCCTACTTCATAAGTTATTTTTATTAACTGTTTTACTAGCAACCTAAATGCTATTCCTATTAAGATAAAACATATTAAATCTGTAAATATACTTACTTTCCAACTATATATTTTTGTTATAGCAAATCTAATTTTAACAGCTAGAACTATAAAATTAATATTTAATCCTATCCAAACATAATCGGTTATTTTATTCCAAATTTTCATCCTTCCTCCTTATACCGCACACATCTTTTTCCTTACAATATTTACAATCATAATTGCAAATTATCCTAGGTTCTTTCTTTACATTTATAACTGCTAAAACTATTGTAATCACTACTATAATTATACTACACAGTATACCGCAAATCATTGATTTCACTTCCTTTTATCTATATTTATTTGTTATTTTTTTAATTTCTTTTAACCTTTTATTTACACGTTTATTATCTGTTAAATCGAATAATATTTCTATTAAATAACTAATTTCTCTAAAATCTTCTACAATCTCATTTTTAACACGTTCCATATTAATTCCTCCTTATTAACATTAACCAACCGTTTATATCCTCTATATAATAATTTTTCTCATATTTCTTTGTTAACCTTACCTTTTCTTTAAAATCTCTATACTTTTTAGTTTGTGCCTTTAGGGCCCCCATTTCCATGCTTAACACCCCTTATATTTCTTGTTGAATTTTAAGAATACTTTGGTAACCACTCAATTTCTGCTTGTAAGGCTTGTAGCATTTCTTTACAAGTCTTATAAGTTGCTTCTGCTAAATCTCTTTTAAACTTTAATTCTGCTGTATTCCCTCTAGCTATGTCGGGTATCAATGTAGCTTGTACTTTCTGCTCTCTTAACAACATAATCTCTTTTCCTAAAGCTAATCTATATTCCTTTTCAGCTTCTGCATACTCCTTAGCTTTCTTGCCTAGAGTATTAACACCATCTTCTATTCTTCTACTTGTATCCCATATAGCTTTTGTTAGTTTTTGTAGCTCCATTACACTTCCTCCAAAATAACTTCTACTCTTGGATCCTCTCCATACCATTTGCTTATGCCACAAGTAACAATTTGTTTATCATCATCATAAGCAAAACTATTAAGACTATCTAAAATAACTTTTGCTATATTGTCTACATCTGGTTTTATA